AGACTAGTTTTGGCAGGTAGGGAATAAAGCGCTGCCGATCTTGTTGGTCCATACTATCATTAACAGTGCGGACATAAGCCGCAATAACCGGGCAGGTGCATTCCGGGCTATCGGAATGAGGCAGGCCCATCAACCAAGAGACTGCCTCCATAGCACAAACGCCCGCTTCGGCATTTTCATGAGCGCCTTTGCTTAGCTTGAAGATTGCCAGTTCCTGAAAGTCGGTCATCTCTATATCCTGCTTGGTGGTCCTGTGTTGTGATTTGAACCTAATAGCCCCAAGCCGCCCTGTCAACTAGAAAATGAAAAAAGTTTTCGTGCCATCCTGTTATTTTTCTATTGACACCGAAGAAAGGTTTCGTATGATGGGAATATGAGCAAGAAATCACAAAGGGCCCGCAGGGCTCACATCGTCGGCACAATTGGTAAGAATGAGATTAAGTCGCATTTCGGCCTGACTACTGACAGAATTGTTCAGTACTGGGTTAAGGAGGGCTTCCCTCGCGCGAAGGTCCTTGAGATCTGGGAGATGTGCAAAGAACAGCGCCTGGGTGTTAGCTTGGATGAGGCAAGATCGCTAACTACAGGATCTGGAAAATGAAACCGGGAAGGTACGGTGCACGCATTAACGGTCGTAGAGGGAACGGCCAACAGGTGGGCATCTTTAGCGCTGCCTATAACTCTTTTGTTCCCAATGGAATTTACGGCGACTATGCGCAGGCACAAGATGTATCTGCTGCCCAGAAATTGCGCAAAAGTAAAGCTACCTCAATGGCCAACCGGGCTGCAAAGCGCAAACCAACCCTCCCTACATTCAAATGTCTGGAGACGAGCAATGACTAGATTTGGAAGGCAGGTTGTGTCGCTAGAAGAGAAGATGCGCAACAAGGAGTATCGTGACGGGTATGTCGCCGCCAATGTGCGCCATTGGGTTTCCACACAAATACGACTGTGTGCGCAGCAACGGGGCATGACCAAACATAATCTGTCGGTGGCGTCAGGGCTAAGCGAGGGCGACATTGATCTTGTGGAAGATCCTGACGAAACAAACGTGGATATTAACGAGCTGCTAGCGCTGGCCTCGGCAATGGACGTTGCCCTGTCAATCCAGTTCGTTGACTATCCGACATTCGTAGACAGGACGTCCGATCTTTCAAAGGAAGCGTTTGAGGTTAATACCTTTGAAGATGTAGACGCCGACATTGATGCGCTTTATGACTCCCCGACTGGGTCACCGTCATGACCGCAACAATCACCGACATTAAAACAAGACAACCCTATTCCCCCGACAGCAATTCCGCTGTAACCCCGTCGGGGGCAGGGCAGGAGGTGGCCGCAATCCCTACCTCACCTCCTGCCCGTTTAAGCAATGCCGAAGTCTCGCCTTTCCTGGGCGATGGCGGGCGTCCAACTAAGCAAGAGAGCTGCGATGCGGTTGGGACTTCGGAGGCCGATATGCCATCTTCGTATCCCGTTAAATCGCAGCAACCCGCCAACATTATTTCCAGTGATCTAGTAGAGGGCCCAGCCCTAACCGCGTGCGTCAAACCTAAAACCATATTATGGGATGAAGTTATGACAGACACTGCCCCCTCAGAAGTAACACCCGGACAATTTGAACAGCCGCGCGATACTAGCGGTCGATGGCAAAGCAAAGCCCAGGCAGCGCAACAAGAGGCTCTACACAACCGCATGAAGGATGAAATCTGGGTTTATGACCATCCCATTGCTGCCAAGCTGCGGGATGCAATAAGGCGCTTAACCGTGACGGTTAAATCGTTGCCATGCTTGTGATGATTTGCGGGCTCTTGACTGGTATGAGCACCGCCCTTGTCGCGATGGGGTTTTGATCATGCAAACAACAGCGCACCTTACACAACCCGACCGTAAAAAATCCAAAGGCGGCCTTTAATGGGTAAACCATCAAGAGATAAGGGTGTTCGCTTTGAAAGAACCATTGTCAAGCTCCTAAAGGCCATGGGCTTTCACGCAGAACGCATACCTCTGAGCGGTGCTGTGAAGGGCTCTTTCTCCGATGATGTAATTGCTGAAATTGATGGCGATATATGGCGCTTTGAATTGAAGAAGAAGGCAAGGGGTGACGGCTTTGCAATGCTCTACAGGTGGCTGGAACCTGAAAGCACAGACGCACTAATCATTGCCGCTGATCGCAAAGAGCCGTTGCTTGTTATACCACTGAGTGAGCTTCCACGACTTACTTGTGGTGTTTCATTAAAAACGCTTGTGGCGATTCCTCGGAAATACACCGCACAGGAAATCGAGCGGCATTTCAAGAATATCGGAAAGCGTATCCCAAGGACGCTAAAGATACTTGCTGAAGCCGACAGGGAACATCTTGTTGGCCGCAAATTGGAGGGCGGGGAATGATCTACTTCGGATGGTTCCAAGTCGTTACCGGTGCCGTGTTGATGCTAACCACAACGTTGAGTATGTACATACTCCCGCCTGAAAACATTATTTTCTATGCGGCACCACGATATTGGTTGGCGGTTTTCGTTATAGTAATTGGCGGAGCCTGCATCCAACGGGGAAAATCAAGAGGCGGAGAATGATCTACCTAGCAGCCTATCTCTATGTATGCGGCGTGCTTGTTGATGTATCACATCGCCTTGTTATATCTGAAATCAAGAAGACAGATTACAAATTTGCCGATTTCGTAATCTCCCTTATTTGGCCAATTCTTTTGCCGCTGGCTTTGATTTCTGAAATTTCCTTACGAACAAAGATGCTTGGCAATGACCCCCGATAAACTAAACGCCATAGATGCATCCTGCATCCGTGCCCACAAGGCCGGGGATATAGACACACTTGCTTGTAACGCGGCTCACCTTATCAAAGAGATACGCGGTTATTGGCACAGAGACGGCCTTACAGAGCGTGTTTTACCGACACGCCATATTCCCATATCAACCATCATAAGCAGCGTCTGTGACTACTACAGCCTCTCCATAGAGGCCCTGAAGGGGCGGGGCAAGAGCAAGAAGGCTCTGCACGCAAGACAGGTTGCTGCTTATCTTGCTGTCGCGTGGGCAGGTAAGACCAGCACCGCCACTGGCAAGCACTTGGACCGCGACCACTCAACCGTTCTTTATTCGGTACATATCATCAAGAGCACTGCCGCAACCAATTGGAAGGGTGTCGCTGATGAAATCACCGCCATCCAATCCCTGATAGCAGAACGCCTTGAACCAGAGGAGGCGGCGGAATAATGGGCCAACGTAAATCAGAATATGAACGTGTTGAGCATGAGCATTATCCGACCCCCGCATGGGTCATTGATGCGCTTTATGAGCATATGGATTTACGTTGGGGAATTACGTGGGAACCCGCGTGCGGATCTGGGCAGATGGCTGGCAGGCTAATGTGGCTTAGTGAAAAAAACTACTGCTACTCAACGGACATTCATGACCATGGCGCCGATGGTATGGACAGGCTGTTTGACTTCTTGTCGGACGAAGCAAATCCCCTTGCTGACTTTACAGACATTGTGACCACCCCCCCTTATGGTCCGCGCGGTAAAACGGCGGCTGCCTTTATTGAAAAGGGGCTTGACCGCATTGGCCCAGGACAAAACCTAGCGCTGCTCTTGCCATCCGATTTTGACGCCGCCAAAACACGCCGCAAGTTCTTTGCTGATTGTCCATATTTTGTTGGCCGGATTACTCTGACGAAGCGCATCAAATGGTTTGACGGCCCTTCAAGCCCAAGCGTCAATCACGCATGGTTTATTTGGGCCAAGCCTAACAAATACAATGGCGATCCCCGGATCTGGTACGCGCCAACATACCCAAAGGAGGCAGCGGAATGAAGTCACCCTACACAACGGCGGTAATCGACGCTTGGATTGTTCTTGATGTAGAAGGCTGCCCGATGGAATCGTTCTTGGACGAAGAACCGGCGATTGCCTGCGTAGATATATCAAACAACTTGCCATTCTGCGGTGATTACATGGGCCCATTTACTTACATCAAGGGTTTGGTTGTCTTCCCACATAAAGAGGAAGGGGATGAGGGATGAGCATCGAATTGCAGACCGCAGAAGACGCTATGCGCCTGTCACTTCTATCCGGTCGCCAGCTTAGGTTAGCGCTTGAGGACATTATCGAGGTGCTTAAAATCGCCTCTTATGCTGTTCTCTACGACAGAGAGCGCAATGATCTAATTGGCGCGTATCTTCGCAAACAAAAAGCCCCAGAGGTTCATGGTTGAACTCCCCTCTAGGGCCTTAAGTGCCTAACGGTCTCGGTAGGCAACTACCTTGAGCCGCCACGGTAAAAAAGTCAACCCCCTGTTTGCAGCTTTCCAGAAGGGCGTTTAGTCCAAAAAGCTGAAACCCCAATCGCTGGCAATGCCTACCCGGTACCCAGCGGCCTAAACGGTGCTGGCAACCCCGGCAGGGTCCCCCGGTAAGGGGCGTGATCGACCGATGGGACTGGTTATCCCCTACGTTGAGCGTCCTAAGTGAAGGGATAAGTTCGCAGGCGGTGCACCCAGTGATGGGTGTGGCTGAAAGGCCAAAGGGCAACCAAGTACGCGACGGACCAAATTTAGGTCTGTTTTGCTTAACCAGCAACTACCAAACCCCAAGCGGGATACCGGTAGGCGGAAAGGGGCGGAGCTATGGATTGAACAAAGCTGAAGCGGAGAACAGCAATGACCAAACACACGTACACAGATGAATTTGAAGCGTTCTGGAAAGCATATAATCGGGTTCAGAACTGCAAAAAGTACAAGGCCTTTGTTGCCTGGAAAAAAGCCACCAAGCTTGAAGAGCCGGAGGTGATTACACAAGGGGCGATTGCCTATGGAAAGTACCTGGAGGGTGAATGGAAAAAACCCGGCAATAATGGCTATCCAGCCGCAGCCCATGCAAGCACATGGCTCAATGATCGCCGTTGGGACGACTTTACATCGGAGGATAGGCCTGCCGTTAACGATAAGCCGATTATCAACACAAACCATCCCAGATTGGCTGACGCTCTTTTCCTTCTTGCAAATAAAATTGGCTTTCCGGTTTACGAGAGTTGGTTCAGCCAGTGTGAATTCGAGATTGAATGGAGTCCTAAGGGTGAATTTTGGCAAGTGACTGTTTCTGCCCCACACAAGTTTGGTTGTGACAAAATCAACGCCGAATATGCCGATCAGTTGGCGGAATGCCTTCTTATCAAGGGCGTCAAGGATTTCAGGTTGTCTGTTATCCCCAGCCCTGTGGAAGATGTTACACGTGAAACAGAGGTGGGGTGATGATCATATTCGACCTTGACGGCACGCTTGCCGATATAACCCACCGCTTGCATTTCATTCAGAAAGAGCCGAAGGACTGGGACGGGTTCTTTGCTGCGTGTGTGGCTGACAAACCTATAGCTCATACAATAGAGATCATGAATATATTGATGAACCGAGACCGTGTTGAGATCTGGACAGGCCGGTCAGATATTGTTCGAGAAGAAACCATAAGGTGGCTTGATATATACGGTCAAAAAACGCTGGCTTGATGATCTGGATGAGAAGCCAACGCTTGTTTTCGATGACCGAGACCGCATGGTCAAGATGTGGCGGGATAATGGCATTCCCTGCTTTCAGGTTGCACCGGGGGATTTCTGATGAGCCCAGACGGATCTTTAGATTTTTGGGGACTGCCTTATCTGCCTTTGGCTAGTCGCTTACATGTGGAGACGTTCAATTATGCTCAGCATGTGGGCTTCGCAGCGTTTAGGCATGATGGAGCAAAGGTCACTGTCCACAGGGTGAATAAACCAAGCCGTGTTCAGGCAAGGGTAGATGATTATGAGGCCGCAAGGATTCTGACAAAGGAGCTTTTGAGGCCGCCTTACCTTGCCTATGCGGCAGCGCCAAGATACCAGCGGGGTGCAGCATGAACCTAGCCACCCCCATAACTGCCAAGCAAATAGAGCGGCATACGATCCTCGACATAATCGAGGTTGGTAGGCAATTAGCGCAAGATGAGGGTAGGGACGGAACCATCTCAGACGCTGTGTGGGCGCTTGTGTGTGAGGCAATACTGACAGACCAGTCATTGCCTGACAGATATAAATCGCTGCTCAGGAATGCAGTTAAAGCGTTCTGGCCGTTGGAAACCACCATGACCCAGGCAGAGCAAGACCAGCGTAAGAATGATCGCGTTCAATCCAATATGTCGCCCTATGACGAAGTGACCATTGCCCATATCCCGACTGCCGCCGCGATAGACAGGCATGAGATTGTCTTTAGGTGGTTCCGGTATTGGCGCTCTATCAATAAAAAGAGAGACTGGCAGGTTATTGTCATGCTGGCTAGAAAGACCGCGCCTCATATCATAAAAGGCCGGTCTGGCTTGGAAAGCAGGCAAGCGGTGCACAGGGTCAGAACCCGTCTGGTGGGCAACATATTGGAGGGCCTGAAGGGGCGCTACACCATATGCTGATTCTGGGTTGACAGTGTTGACGTTTTGTGTCTATTTTTTATTAGGCTGCCTCACGTATCTCCGGCTTGCAAAAGCTGGCGTCCTGCCATTAGACGACGGGGGCACCTGGTGGAGACGGAGGGACTTGCACCCTCGGGGCTGCGGCTTAGGAATCCGGCCCCCTCGGGGCACTGGATTAGAAGGCCAGCCCCACACGCGCTACGCTTCCACAGCTGCCGCCCATTGGCGACTGCGAACCATGTCGGTGTACGAGCCCGAGCATGTTGTTGAGTTGGAGCTCCTTACCAAGCAAGGTCCTTACACGCCTGCCCGGTGACGTGGCTCCGTAAACCGGGCGAATAATTCTTGCGGGTGGAAGGCATATAGTTCTTTGCTGGCCTGATAAGTCAGCACCAAGGCCGGGGTGGTACCGGCACCCGCTCCAGTATTCACGGTTTGAGAGTGGCGGCGCTGAAAGCAGAAGCGCAAGAGATTATTCTAGGTTTTCTCAGGGCCGGCTAGGGTCCTAGACAGTACGGCCCAGCCAGAGTAGCGACTGGCCCACTCTCAAAGCTATAGCCATGCCGGGTTTGTAGCTTGGAATAGGCTCTTGATTAAATCCGGGTGTTGATTTCTTTGTGTTCTTTCTCGGCATGGCTAGCCCAATTACGGCCCCGCCCGATTTTTCACCTATTTATCGAACCGTCAGAATCATATAAAGAAGCCGAAATTCGGGCCCTTAGGTTGCAGAGGTTTGCTCAGAACCTAGCGGGCCCTGAAGTCCCACCTAAATGGAGAATGTAATGGCGTTTGACCCAGAACTACAAGCGATGATGAATGAGGCGGCTGGCGATCTGTGGTCCGCTGAGTGGGCTCTTAAAAGCCTAGCAGAGAATGCGCCGCCCCATTTGATGACGCTCATTTGTTTGATGGCCCAGCATATTTACGCCGTTCATGACAAAGCGCAAGAGGCAGTGGTTGCCGGGTATATTCCAGCCCCAGAGTTAGACAAGATTCCGATTGTTCCCGCACCACGCATTCCAATTAACGAGGGTGGCAACAAGTGACACTATCGCCGTTTTTGGCGCTCTTCTGGATATGTTTAACGTTAGCCGCAATCGCGGCTGTTCATTCACGCAACCATGGATTGATAACAGCCGCTGTACTTCTAGTTGTTCACCAAGCCATAGGTTTAACTTATTCGTTAACCCTGCAAAGCAAGACGATCTACGAGGTTTATGGAATCTTATGTTTTGTCTTCTTTGCGCTATCCGCATACGTGTGGAGGGGCTCGATAGAGCGCTGGAAGGTTTACTTTACGGGCGGCTTTATCGCAATGATCAGCGTCAACTGGGTTGGCGCAGTGCTAAACACACAAAGCATTGTGCTTGTGTGGATCGATACTTTCATCTTGTACGCCATGATTGGGTTAATCGTCTATCGGTGGTCCCGTGAGCGACGTTCTAGGTTTGGTCGACCTGCTGTTGTTCGGGGGTCTACTGTACGGCCTGGATTGGTTACGCCGCGCACTGATTGAATGTGAACGGAAGGCGCGGCGCGATGACAGGGACGAAGACGAAGGAGGGCCTAAGTAGGCATCTACCGCTAGCTCTAAGCTCTGGCGGTTTAAGCATCATGATGATCGTAGGAACGTTGTTGTTTGTCCATGAGACTGGCCTGTCTCCCTGGCAAGCAATGGCGAACGAGCTAGAACAGCGCGTTGAAGCGACTGAACAGAGCCTTGATGATATAGCTATTGAGCAAAAGATCATCTCAAGGGATGTGAATGACATTGAGGTCAAGCTTGGCAAGCTTGAACAGAACCAGGAAAACTTCAACCGGCTTCAACAACGTGTATTGGACAGGTTGGAAGAAATAGGGCCCAACAGATAATGGCTATATCTCTATCAAATGTAGCGGCGCAGGCCGCTTGCAATGCAGTTGTTGATCTGGCTGACGGCGGGACAGGCGCGGGGGATCTTCTGGTCTACGGTGGTATTGAGCCCACTGATGCTGATACGGCAATCGGTGCTCAGGTTCTATTGGGAACGCTTGCCTTGTCGGCGACTGCCTTTAGCGCGGCGGTTGATGCGGCACCGGGGGCAACAGCAACGGCAGCGGCGATCACTGATGACACCTCAGCGGATGCGACGGGGACGGCTAGTTTTTTCCGGGTTGTTGACGGTGATGGCACCGTGATTTGGCAAGGAACGTGTGGCACATCCGGGCAGCAACTAAACCTTGTCACGCTCTCAATTGTTGCTGGTCAGCCTATCCAGGTAACCAGTTTCACGCATACCCAGCCTGAGAGCTAGGCACAGGCAATGACTCTTAAGACGGTCATTGAAGGTATCCTTAGCGGCCCCGATGCACTGTGGGATCTGGATGACGATAGATTAGACAGCGCTGCCGCTGGCAACGCTATTCATGCAACGTCCGGCACGAATACGTATGGGGCGACAATTATCCCGACAGAATCGGGCAACATGGGAGTGTTCAACGGGTCTGGTCAGGGGGTATTGCTACCCGACGATCCATTGATTAACACGGGGGTTGGTTATGCTGGTGTAAGCCGGGCAATTGCACTGGTTTTTGAATGTGACACGATTGACACCACGAACGGTGGGCGCGTTCTGTGGAAGCAAGGCGGTGCCACAACAGGTTTTGGCGCGTACACTTATCTGGACGGTGCCACCCCTAAGGTTTATTTTACGATAAATGAAGGGGGCGCTCTCAAGACAACGCTAAGCGCAACGATTGCCACCGGCACAAGATACACGCTGGTATTCAGCTTTGATGCGACGGCGGATGAGGGGCACTTATATCTAAATAATGTCCTTGAGGATTCAGAGACAACCAGTCTGGGAATTGGTGCCAGTCTTGCGGCCCATACCGCCAATCCTGAAATTGGATTTTCTGCTGGCAGCCCGGCCTTAAACCATTTAGGGGCCAGTTATAATGGCGGTCATGATGGCAAGATAGGGTTTGTATCCTATTGGTCAGGTCAGGGTGAGCTTAGTTCCACTGACGTGGCGGCATTGTATTATGCTGTTGAGGGGGTAACGGCCACTGGCGCAACTGTAGCGCCAGCACAAACGGGTAGCGGTCAAGGCAGTCCAATTATTACAGGCACGGGGTCTTCAACGGCCCCGGCGCAGACAGGCACAGGTCAGGGTTCGCCTGTAATTTCAGGGACTGGAGCCACTACGGCACCGGCCCAAACGGGCACTGGAACCGGGAGCGTTGTTCAACCAACTGCTGCTGAGACTGTTCAGCTTCACAGGATGCGTGTACTTTTTAATGATACGCACGATATGACGGTAACGTTTAAGCCGGACACCTACGCAATGAAGGTGGCTTTTAATGATAACCATGACATCAAGGCCTCATTCGGATGAGTAGATTAGAGCTAAGGTCCGGTGACACAAAGACAATCAATGTCACGGTGGAGGACAGCAGCGGTGACGCCAAAGACATAACCGGCTCTACCATAAAATGGCGGCTTTACATTGATAGCGACACATCGACTGCCAAGGTGTCAAAGGATACGACTGACGGCATTACGCTCACCGACCCAACAAATGGCGTGTTTCAAATATCTATAGCCGCCGCCGACACATCTGCGCTTGACCCAGGAAGTTATACCCAGGAATGTGAATTAACTGACAGCGCCTCCAAGGTGCACACGATTATTCATGAGCCTGCTAAGATCCTTAAGGATTTGATAACATGACAAATCAGGGCAGACCTACTGACTACAAGCCAGAGTACGCAGAGCAAGCAAAAAAGCTTTGTGAGCTCGGTGCAACAGACGACCAACTAGCTGATTTCTTTGATGTTTGCGTAAGAACTATCTATAGGTGGAAAGCCAGTCAGGACGCTTTTAGTCAGGCCCTAAAAATTGGCAAGGAAGAGGCCGACAACAGGGTTGAAAGATCGCTGTATCAAAAAGCTGTGGGCTATGAACGAGAGGCGGTCAAGATCTTCTTTAGGGCTGGCGATAAGAACCCGGTTTATGCCCCATACACAGAGTATTATCCGCCTGATACGACAGCGGGGATATTTTGGTTAAAGAACCGTAAGTCTCTTGAATGGCGAGATCGTAAGGAAATTGATCATAGGGTAAGCCCAGAAGATGTCGCAGACCGCACAGACGCCGAACTCCTCGCTGTCATCAATAAAGCCAGAGCTGGCGGCAAAGGAGCTTCTAAGGCGAAGGCAGGCAAGAGCAAGCCTGATAAAGTTCACTGAGTATACGAACGATGAGTACAAGGCGGCTAAGCATCACCATTTGATCGCGGAAAAGCTGGAGGATGTGGCTTCTGGCAAGATAGACCGGCTCATGATCTTCATGCCGCCCAGGCACGGCAAGTCTGAGTTGGCGTCAAGGCGCTTCCCCGCGTGGTTCCTGGGTAATTATTCAAACCGGCAGATAATTGGTGCCAGCTACAACAGCGATCTTTCGTCGGACTTTGGGCGCGAAGTAAGAAACATTGTGGATGCGCCAGAGTGCAGGGCGTTGTTCAACACAACGTTGGCGCCAGACAGTAAGGCGGCGAACAGGTGGCATACAGAACAAGGCGGTCAGTATGTTGCTGCTGGTGTTGGCACGGCGATTACCGGGCGTGGCGCTCATGTCTTTCTGATTGATGATCCCTTTAAGGATCGGGATGAGGCGGACAGCCAAGTCCGCAGGGATCACGTGTATGATTGGTACAGGTCCACTGCTTACACCCGACTAATGCCGGGCGGCGCGATGATCTTAATTCAGACGCGCTGGCATGAGGATGATTTAGCAGGGCGGTTGCTTAAGGAAGCAGAGGAAGGCGGCGACCAGTGGGAAGTGCTGAGTTTGCCTGCTGTACAAGATGAACAGGCCCTTTGGCCAGAGTGGTATGATCTTGAGGCTCTTGATCGCATTAAACGAACACTTGGCTCTCGAGAGTGGCAAGCCTTGTATCAGCAAAGCCCTCAACCTGAGGGAGGGTCTTATTTCCAGAGGGACTGGTTGAGGTGGTATGATGAGCCTCCGGAGCATCTTCGTATTTATGGTGCCTCTGATTATGCCGTTACGGATCGCGGGGGCGATTATACGGTACATGGTATTGCTGGCGTTGATCCGGACGATAATCTTTACATCCTTGATTGGTGGAGAGAGCAGACGGAAACAGATATCTGGATTGATACGTTTCTCGATATGGCGAATCACTGGAAGCCGCTTGTTTGGGCAGAGGAACGCGGTCAAATCATCAAGTCGGTCGGCCCATTTATCACGCGGCGGATGAGAGAAAAGAGGGTCTACTTAAATCGCGAACAATTCACTAGTGCGGCAGATAAGCCGACAAGGTCACGGGCCATACAGGCGCGCATGTCTATGGGCAAGGTATACTTACCTAAAAATGCGCCTTGGGTGGATGATTTGGTTAGCGAGATGATTTCATTTCCGGCCGGAAAGAATGATGATCAGGTAGATGTTATGGCACTGTTCGGCAGGATGCTTGACAATATGATTGGTGCCTCTGGTGCGGCAAAGCCCAATAAGCCCAAGCCAGACAGGTATGAGAGAACGAGAGAAGATAGCGCGGTGTCATGGAAAACAGTGTAGGCAACGTTGAAGAGCGGACAGCTCGCCTTATCAATTGGTTTGAGGGGTCGGAGGAAACGACGCAGGAAGCGCGAGATTTGTCTGAAAGGGACCGTGATTATTATGACGGTATCCAATTGACGACGGAGCAAAAAGCCGCCCTGGCGCAACGCAAGCAGCCTGAGATGGTGATTAACCGGGTCAAGCGTAAGATCAACTTCCTGACCGGCTTTGAAAAGCTGCAACGCACCGACCCCAAGGCTTTCGCTAGAACGCCGCAGCATGATGAAGACGCGGAGGCGGCGACCGACGCATTAAGATATATTGCTGACAACACTAAGTTTGAACAGACCGTCTCTTCTGTTTGGGAGAACATGCTAATTGAAGGGTATGGTGGTTGCGAACTTTCGTTGAAGTTCCCCATGCAGGATTTGCAGCAGACGACCTCGCTTACTAAGGCAAACCCAAAGATTGTGATTAATTACTGGGCTTGGGACAGGCTGGGGTATGACCCGCATTCCAAGGCATCCGATTTCTCAGATTCCCGGTACTTTTATGGCATCATCTGGATGGACCTTGATGAGGCGAAAAAGAAGTGGCCGCGCGCTGAAGATCAGCTATCGGCTACAATGTCAAGCGCCAGCACTACTGACACTTATGAAGATAAGCCGAGGCACTCGGTTTGGGCTGATACCAAGCGGCGGCGTGTTCGCGTTGTCCAAATGTATTACCGTGACGCCGGTGAGTGGCACTGGTCGCTATTTACCAAAGGTGGGGAGATCAAGGGCGGGCGGGTGCCTTTTGTGGATGAGGACGGTGAGTCGTTTTGTCCAATGATACTTCAAAGCCTTTACGTTAACCGTGAAAACCAGCGGTATGGCGAAGTTCGGGATATGGTGCATCCTCAGGATGAGATCAACAAGCGCCGATCTAAGCTGTTGCATAAGTTGAACGTTCGGCAGGTTATCGCAGAGGCTGGCGCTGTTGACAACGAGCGCAAGGCACAAGAGGAAATCGCCAAGCCTGATGGTTATGTGAAGATCAATCCAGGTTTTAGGTTTGAGATCCCCCAAGATCTTGACCAGACAGCCGGTCAGTTTTCCTTGCTGCAGCACGCCACGCAAGAGATTGATCTTATGGGCCCGAATGCCTCGCTACAGGGCAAGGGCCCTGTCGGGGAATCCGGGCGCGCTGTGCAGGCCAAGCAACAGGGCGGAACTGTAGAGATCGCAACGCCAGCAGATAGGCTGCGTAATTTCCGTTTGCGTGTTTACGAGGCGGTTTGGGCTCTTGTCAGGCAATATTGGTCTGCTGAGCAATGGGTTAGAGTTACGGATGATGAAGATAATGTGAGGTTTGTGGGGTTAAATCAGCAGGTTTCTGTTGGCGAGCTTTTCCTTGAACAAAAGAAGTCAGAAGGATTGCCTGCTGAGCGCTTTGCTGAGTTCGAGAACGTCGTAGAGTTTGATGATCGCGCGCGGCTTCAGGTCATTAAGAACAATGTGGCCGAAATGGATGTTGATATTGTGGTCGAAGAGGCTCCGGACGTTGCGACAATTCAGCAGGAACAATTCGCAGATTTAGTTAACCTTGCAAACGCCGGTGTTCAATTCCCGCCAGAGGTCTACCTGAAGGCTTCTAGCCTGCGAAACAAGGATGAGCTTCTTGAAACCCTTAAGGGTGGCGGTGAGGAAGATCCTGAGGTCGTTGAAGCCAGAAACGCAGCGGGTGAGCTTGAGATTGCTGCTAAGCAAGCTGAGGTTGATAAGGTGATTTCTGAGGCTCAAGAGAATAGAAGCCAAGCTGTTTTGAACACAGCCAAGGCCGCCAGCGAGGGCCTTGCCGCCTCCAGGGCACAATAGAGATACCGGCCTTGAGCCGGGTTGTTGCTGGGTAACCAGCCCTGCCGCCGGGGTTCGGGCGATACGTGCCGCCGACGATATGGGCGTCAAGGAGTTGTTATGCCAACAAGCGTAGAGGAAATTTTGAATGCTGATGCTGGTGAACCAGCGGTCAAATCGGAGCCTGTAAAGGAGCCGCAGGAAGCCGCAGAGAAGCCGGAGGAAGGCACGGGCGATGCTGATAAAGTGGAGAGCGAAGATCCGCCACAAGAAGAGACAAAATCTAGTGAGGATGCGCCGCAATCTACTGAGGAAGCACCAAAGGATGAGCCGCCGTCATCCAAAGACACTGACGCGCCGCTTGATGATATAACCCAGCGAATAGCTGAGTTAGAGAAAGAGGCAAAAGGCAAAACAGCTGCGCTAGAAGCGGAGCGCAAAAAAAGGCAGGAAGCAGAGGCTAAGTTAACCCAACAGGAAGTCAGGCCCGATCAGTTTGATGACCCCGAGGGCGCGCGTAAGTTTGATGAAGCCCAACTTGAAAACCGCTTGTTTAATGAGCGGGCCAATACCAGTGAGCTTATTGCCAGAGCCGGTCCTAACGCCGACTTTGTTGATGAGGCACTTGGTATGTTTCAAGAAAAGGCAGAAACAAACCAAGCCTTAGCTGCGGAGATGCGTCAAAGCCCGGACCCTTACGGATTTATTATCCAGTGGGCGAGGAAAGAAAAGATGTATAGCGAGATTGGTGATCCGGATGCGTGGAAAACCAAACAGCTTGCCGATATTGAGGCCAGGTTTAAGGCCGATATTGAGGCCCTCCAAGAGCAACAGCAAGACACTGCCAAGCGTGATGCACTACCCGAATCGTTGGCTAACGAGGGATCAGTAGGTTCTACCAGAACGGCACCACCCAACGTCCCTACATCGGTCTCGCAAATTTTGCCGGACTGACGTTGCCAGCATTATGAAACTGAACGGCCCGCAGTGATGCGCGCCTGTCCCTAAGATGGAGTTTTGCTATGGCTGATAGTTCAGCCGCCACAGGTCTCACTGTACAACAGTGGGATGACAAGTTTTTTCTTGAGTACCTTCAGGATAACCCCTTTCGTGGCGACATGGGGTCTTCTGAGCTTAATATCATCCAGGTTAAGGATGATCTTACAAAAAAGAAGGGCGATAAGATCAACTTTGCCCTTGTTAATAAACTAACCAACGCTGCGATCACTGGTTCTTCGACCCTTGAGGGCAATGAAGAAGATATGGCCAGCCGATCACACCAACTTACTGTTGATAAGCGGCGCAATGGTGTCCGAACGTCTGAGATGGAGGAGCAAAAGTCCGCTATCAGTCTCAGAAATGCTGCGCGAGCGGTGCTTAAAGATTGGGCTATGGAGGATACCCGCGATCAGATTATCGCGGCCCTTGCCTCAATCAATGGTGTTGCGTATGGCTCTGCTTCTGAAGCGCAGAAAGACGCTTGGTTGGTTGACAATGCTGACCGTGTTTTGTTCGGTGCGGCAATTGCCAATAATACCGGCCCTGGGGATCATTCCGCTGGTCTGGTGGCGCTTGACAACACCAACGACAAGCTAACGTCGCCCGCATTGTCTCTTATGAAACGCATTGCCCTTTCGGCTAATCCAAAGGTTCGGCCTATCTCTGTAAAGGGTCAGAACCGGCGTTTTTATAAGGTGTACTGTCCTTCCCGTTGTTTCCGTGACTTGCTGACAGATTCGGCAATTCAGCAGGCGCAGCGTGAGGTGTCACTTGCAGAGGAAAACAATCGTCTGTTTAAGGGCGGTGATATTGTCTGGAATGGTATGGTTATTACCGAGGTTGATGATATTGCGGTTACGACGAACGGCACGATTGATGTTGCTCCGGTCTATCTGTGCGGTGCGCAGGCTGTTGGTGTTGGCTACGCTAAGCACTGGAAGTCTGAAACCGAGACCTTTGACTATGGCGACAAAAACGGCGTTGCGATTGACGGCATTTATGGCGTTGAAAAGATGACCTTCGGCAGCGGCTCTGGCGATACCGACGATCTTAAGGATCACGGTGTTGTCACGGGTTGGTTTGCTGCGGTCGCAGATTCGTAAGGGAGGGCTGATTAATGGCTACTCTCATAGCGGATCAGGCGGCAGCAACATACCCGGCGTATCGGCCAATCGGACAAAACGATTGTGCCCTTGCTGTTGGGACATACTCGTTGCTTGCAGCGCTTGAGTTGAATGATGTAATTCAGTTGGTAAAGCTGCCCCCTGGGGCGGAAATCCACGATGTGGCCCTTATGGTCACTGACTTGGATACCAACGGAACGCCGCTCATTACCCTTGATGTGGGGAACGGCGACGATCCCAATTACTTTGTGAATGCATCAACCATCGGTCAAACGGGCGGTATTGTGCGGACCAATACGGTTACGGCAGCATCGTCATTGGCCTTGACGGCGGAAGATACCATTGATGTGACTGTGTCAGCGGCCCCGGCAACGGGCGCGACAAGCGGCACGGTTAAGTTGATGGTGTTCTACACTGTCGATTAACAACAGGCGGGGGTTTCGGCCCCCGCTTTTCTTTTGCGGAGGTATGAAATGAGATTTAAGTTTATTGGCGACCCTCTTTCCGAAGAGGACACTTTTGACACCGGCTTTATGGGCATTTCCTTTCCTAAGGACACGCCTGTTGATGTTGAAGATGAGGCTATCATTGATCGCCTTAAGGTTAATTCTCACTTTTCGGCTGTAACCGGGCCGGGGAGAAAAAAGGTGGAGAAAGATGGCAACGAGGACTGATATTCGCAATCGCATCGCCAAAGAGTTGCGTATCGTTGCTGGGGGCGAGACCTTGAGCGCTGAAGACGCTTCGGATATCGAAGAGACGATTACGGACACTCAATCTCAACTTGAAGACAAAGAAGATGCTTACTGGGTGGACGGAGACTATCCTGATGAGCTTGTCGCTGCATTGGTTAAGATAATGTCTTTTGAGGCCGCTCAGAAGTATGGCATCTCCCAAGACAAAATGACCGCTTATGCTGCAAAGCAAATAGAAGGTTACAGGGACTTGCGCGCGCATCTATCAGTGAGGGTTGATGACCGCCCAATTGCTGCGGACTACTTTTAGATGCAAATTCCATGGGGGCGTAAATCCGACCAAGCGCGGTCAGCGGAGGCATCAACAGAACGCCTGGTTAACTATTTCCTTGATATTAGGCAAGAGGACTCCAAGTCGCGTTTTGTTTTGTATGGCACGCCGGGTCTGGACCTGTTCTCAGCTATCGGGTCAGGGCGTATTCGCGGCACCTTAAAGATGAACGGCAATATCTTTGTGGTGAGCGGCCCAACGCTTTACCGCGTTGATATTGACGGCGTTGCGACAAGTATGGGCGCCATATCCGGAACGGCGGATGTGAGCATGGCTCGGGTGAGTGACAGTATCGCCATTGTGTCCCCTGATACAGGCGATGGGTATGTGGCAACCGCCAGCGCATTGGCTCAAATCACTGACGCTGATTGGGTGGCAGCTATAGACGTCACTTCCTTGGATGGTTACGCGATCTATACAAGAAAGGACAGTGGCCAATTTTTCATATCGGCTCTGCTTGATCCGGGCAACATCAATGCCCTTGATTTTGCAACAGCTGAGGGTGCGCCGGACGATATGGTGGCCGGACGTGTCGATCATAGGGATCTGCTTTTGTTTGGTGAGGAAACAACGGAGGTATGGTTTAACTCAGGCAATGCTGATTTCCCATTTGAGCGCAGGCCGGGGGTTGTTATAGAGCGTGGATGTCATCACGCAGGATCGATTGCCAAGGATGACAATTCTACCTTCTGGCTGGGCGATGATTTGATTGTTTACCGCCTGACACAGTTTACGCCGGTGCGTATCTCACATGAAGATGTGGAGACCGATATTGCCGCCAATCCAGGCGCACAGTTTGAAAGTTGGACGTACACCTATCGGAGCCACAAGTTTTATGTTCTGAGCTTTGCCGGGCACACTTGGGTGTATGATATGCTGAATGGTCTCTGGCATGAGCGCCAGTCCTTTGGTAAAGGGCGGTGGAGAACCAATCACGGCCTTAGGGCATTCAACAAAGATATTGTTGGAGATTTTGAGACGGGCAACCTGTATTCGTTGAATATGGACACCTATACAGAGAATGGGGAGACCATACAGCGGATTGTTAGGACGCCTCCGTTAAGTGTGTATCCGAACAAGTTGGCCATGAGTAACCTGATTATTGATTTTGAGGGCGGCGTCGGGCTGACCACCGGTCAAGGCAATGATCCCCAGGTTATGTTGAGATGGTCCGACGATGCTGGCAGGACATGGTCGAATGAACTTTGGCGGGACATAGGCAAGATCGGTAAATACAACACGCGGGCTAAATGGTCACGTCTGGGAGCCTTTGAGGAGAGGGTGTTTGAGGCGGTTGTTTCCGACCCGGTCAAGTGCGTGATCCTTGGGTCTAGTGCCGATGTAGAAAGCAGGGCGGCTTAATGGTTACGGTAGCGCCCCCGCCAGCACCGCCGCCTGTAAGCGATCCCGCTCTTAATGCATGGGTTCAAGGTCTCTACCAATGGGCTCAAAGCATGTATGAGCGTTCCGGCAGCGGAACAGATATTATTTCGACGGGCGCGCAAGAGGGGACCAGCGTTTCTTTTACGAACATCACCGCGACGGGCAATATCACTGTGGGCGGGACAGTTGATGGGCGTGACCTGGGTGCGGATGGAACCAAGCTGGATGGTGTTGAGGCGTTAGCGGATGTCACGGACACTGCGAATGTTGAGAATGCCGGTGCGGTAACAAGTGGCGGCAACGGTATCGATGTCGCCTCTAATTCAGCGTCCATTGATCTAGCAACCAGCTCAGGCCTTGAATTTACTACTGGGCAGTTGCGCATCGAGGAAATATCCAATGATGCGACGGTGGTCGCTGTTGGGTCGGTGAGTGTTAATATTGGGGGAACAACAAGGAAGCTTCTGTTTGGATGATCAGGAAAGCGGTTGATTGTGATTTATGTTTCCTGGTTGATGTGGCGCGCGAGTTTCATGTAATAAGCGGTCATCCGGCCCCTTTTGTTGGCGAGGACTTGGCGCAAACACTGTCTCAGTTGATCTGCGGCGATCACGGGATAGTCTTTCGCGGTGAGACGGGTGTGATTTGCGGGCTTATCTATCCGCTGTTTTACAACAAGGGGTGGATACAGGCCCAAGAACTGTACTGGTGGGGCGATGGTGAAGGCCAAGAGCTCCTGGATGCGTTCGAGCGAGAGGCTG